CCCAGAGGCGGCAATCAATGCTCTTACACCTGCTGAGTACGCTGCGACAACAAGAGCTAAACGCGCTGGAAAACGCTCGGGAAAGCAATTCGTCAAACAACCAAAAGGCGTTGCTGCTAAGACCGCGAGGTACAGATAATGGCTGAGAAATGGATTCAAGCTGCGGTCAAAAAACCGGGAGCGCTTCGTGAACAGCTTGGTATTAAAGGTAAAAAGCCGATTCCTGCGAAGATGCTTGATAAAGCTACTAAGGCTCCTGGGAAGATGGGACAGAGGGCTAGGCTCGCTAAAACGCTTCGAGGGATGAAGTGACAACAACTTCAGGTACGACAGCCTTTAATCTCGATCTAAACGAGATTATTGAAGAGGCATTTGAGCGGTGCGGGATTGAAGTGCGTACTGGGTACGAACACCGTACGGCACGTCGTTCTATGAACTTGATGTTTACTGAGTGGGCTAACCGAGGTATCAACCTGTGGACGATTGAGCAGGGTCAGATTGCCATGACCACGGGCACAATTGTTTACAACTTGCCGGTAGATACAGTAGATCTCATCGAACAGGTTATTCGTACGCAGACTGGAATTCCTCAAACAGACATCAATATCAGTCGCATTTCAGTCGATACCTATGCCACGATACCAAACAAGAACGCCCAAGGTAGGCCCATTCAAGTTTGGATCAACAGGCAGTCAGGGGTACTGACACCCATTGGATTAGCATCCCCTACAATCAATGTCTGGCCTGCGCCAGATCAAGACAACTACTACACCTTTGTGTATTGGCGACTACGTCGTATGCAGGATGCTGGTAGTGGTGCGAATATTCAGGATGTGCCGTTTAGGTTCATCAATTGCTTGGCTGCTGGGCTGGCGTACTACTTGTCGTTAAAGATTCCCGAGGCCGCGCAGCGCATACCGATGCTGAAAGACATGTACGACGAGCAGTTAAGGCTTGCGCTAGACGAAGACCGCGAGAAAGCACCGTTGCGCCTCGCACCACGACAGTTGTTCTACTGAAATGCCTAATCGGTTTGCATCAGGTAAGTGGGCCATATCGCAGTGCGATAGGTGCGGCTTTCGGTACAAACTGAAAGAACTTCGTGAGATTGTTATTAAGACTAAGAACGTTAATATCTTAGTTTGTCCTACGTGTTGGGAACCCGATCAACCGCAGTTGCAGCTTGGTATGTATCCTGTGGACGACCCACAGGCATTGCGTAATCCCCGTCCTGATACAACGTATCGCGTTGGCGGGCTAAATGGGTTGCAGATCAATACAACGACGACGCAACTAGGTAGCGGAGATCCCTCTGGAGGTAGTAGAATCATTCAGTGGGGATGGGCACCTGTGGGTGGGGCAAGATCTTATGACACAGGTCTAACGCCGAACAATCTTGTGCTGGGCATCACGCTAGGCACTGTTACTGTAAATGTTACATAGGAGTCTATGATGGACAAGAAAGACTTAGCCCAAGACAAGAAAATGATTGCTGGTGCAGTACACAAGCATGAGAAAGCCAAGCACAAAGGTGCGCCGCTGACTAAGCTTCGTAAGGGTGGTAAGACTAACGCCGAAATGAAGACGCTAGGTCGGAACATGGCTAAGATTGCTAACCAGAAATCACCTTCTTTTAAGTACAAGATGGGGGCGAAATGAAACACAGCAAAATGCCAACGCCGGTGCCCGTTAAAAACACAAATAACGGTTACCCAAACAACATACCCAACACCCAGACTGTAAAGATCCGGGGAACCGGATGCGCCACGAAGGGCACAGGTGCTTCTAAGAAGATGGGCTAATGAACTACGCTACCCTTTTCAAAACGATTCAAGGTTATCTGGAGAACGACTTTCCGTCGTTTACTGGCGCTGATTCGTCTGGATCGGGTACAGCGACATTGACTGCCAAACAGCAGATTGATACGTTCATTACTCAAGCTGAGCAGCGCATTTACAACTCAGTACAGTTCCCGCAGTTTAGGAAAAATCAGACAGGTACGATGACAGGTGGGAACAAATACCTCGCTATGCCTTCTGATTTTTTAGCTGTATATGAGTTGGCGGTAACTAACCCAACAACAAGTGAATACGAATACTTGTTGAACAAAGATGTTAGCTACATCCGCGCTTCGTATTCCAATCCGGCAACGACTGGAATTCCTAAGTATTACGCGCTTTTTGACGAAAATACGTTAATTCTTGGGCCTACACCCACTTCAAATTACGCTGTAGAGATTCACTACTTCTACTATCCCGAGTCCATTACCACGGCGAACACAACTTGGCTTGGTGATAACTTTGATTCGGTACTTCTCTACGGTTCCTTGATTGAAGGCTATACCTTCATGAAGGGTGAAGCTGATGTGATTGCCGGTTATGCCAAACGATACGAAGAAGCCATGATTCTTGCCAAACGTCTTGGTGATGGTATGGACCGCCGCGATGCTTACAGGTCTGGTCAGGTCAGGATGTCGGTGAACTAATGGCTTTTACTGGCAACTACACATGTAACTCCTTCAAGCAGCAATTGTTTGAGGGAGACTTTGATTTTTCTTCGAGCACGACACAGACTTTTAAAATCGCGCTGTACACCAACGATGCCACGCTCGATCAGACTACTACGACTTACACGGGTACGACTGGCGAGGTTGTGGCTACGGGGTACACGGCGGGTGGAGAAGCCATCACTCCTTCACTTGCTATTGATAGTTCCACAGGTATTGCTTATATTGACTTTTCTAATGCTTCTTGGAGTGGTGCTTTCACTGCTAGGGGTGCTTTGATTTATCGGGTTACGACTGGTAACCCTGCAATCTGCGTACTTGATTTTGGTTCAGATAAGATTTCAACGACTACATTTGTGGTTGAGTTTCCTCCCAATACCAGCACCGGCGCATTGATAAGGCTTTCATAATGGGCACTCCTGTTGGATTCTTTTCTGAACCCCCAAGCGTTGTAATTGCTCCTATTCCGCCCAAGGATGACGATATTTGGATGGCCTACGAAGAGTTTGAGATTCGTGGGGAACTAAACGTACCCATAGATATTATTAAAAGCCACGTATCTACTGGGTTGACCTATGGGTTTCATGATGTGGTGCCCCACCCCACGAATGATGTTGAAGTGATGTTAGTAGGGGGTGGACCCTCACTTGCCGAACACATAGGCACAATCAAACGGTTGCGCCAAGAGGGTGTAAAACTCATCACGATGAATAACGCGTATAGATACTGTATTGACCACGGGTTGATACCTTCTGCGCTTGTGATGGTTGATAGCAGAGACTTCAATGCTCGGTTTGTAGAGCCGATCATTCCTACATGCAAATACTTTCTCGCTTCTCAGTGCCATCCTTCAGTGTTTGAGAAAGTTCCCAAAGAACAGACATACATATGGCATACAAGTGCGGAAGAGATTCAAGGCGTTCTTAAAGATCATTACAAAGATAAGCAGTGGTATCACGTACCCGGAGGCTCTACGGTCTTGTTAAGAGCTATTCCGCTGTTTAGAATGTTAGGGTTTAAACGGTTTCACATCTTCGGATGTGATTCGTGTCTGGAAGATGGTAAACATCATGCTTATTCACAGACAGAAAACGACGGGCATCCTGTACTTTCAGTCAAAGTAGGGGACAAGGTGTTTCAGTGCCATCCTTGGATGTTGTCGCAGGCTAGAGAGTTCATCGACTTGATTAAATACATGGGCGATGAAATGGAGCTTCAGATCTACGGTGGGCTTCTCCATCAAATTTTAGTGACTGGGGCGTCAAACGCCGATATCAAGGAGTATTGAAATGGCTGCATCAGCATGGGCACTTTATAACAAGGCTAAACGTTATATCGGTAACGGTACAATTCAGCTTGGTGTTGATAACTTTAAAATGGCGTTATTTAGAACTGCTAGTAACGCAGCGACAGTGGGGCTAAGCACATATGCGTCACTTACCAGTGAGGTGTCTGCCACGGGCAGATATGTAACAGGTGGTTTTGCATTACCCCCGGCCACAGGGCAGTGGACAACAGGTGCTTCTGCGGGGCAAATGAAGTTCACTTACACGACTACTGGACTAACATTTACTGCATCCGGTGCGTCTATTAACGATATTCGTTATGCAGTGATTTACGAATCAAATTCTGCGGGTAAGCTGGTTTGCTATTGCGCGTTATCTAGTACTCAATTCACGGTGGCTTCACCCAACACGTTGACGGTTCTACCTGCGACAAGCGGCGTATTTACGCTTACGTAAGAGTCTATAATGGCTTTCGTCCTTGCTGATCGGGTTCAAGAAACCACGACAACCACTGGCACGGGGACGGTAACCCTTGCCGGTGCATCAACCGGCTTTCAATCCTTCGCTGCGGTAGGTAACGGCAATACGACGTTTTATACGATTGCTGATTCGTCAGGTTCTAATTGGGAAATTGGGGTCGGCACTTACACCTCAAGCGGAACCACTCTTTCACGAGACACGGTGCTGTCTTCCAGTAACTCTGGAAGTTTGGTGGATTTCCCAGCAGGGACCAAGAATGTTTTTGTGACGTTTCCTGCTTCAAGTACTTTGTATGCGCTCAATAACACAACCATAGCCACGAATGGCGTCATACCATCAGGCGCTAATGCAACTGCTTTGGGGCCAATTACGATTAACACAAGCAAGTCAGTCACGGTGCCTACAGGTCAGGCGTGGCTTATTTGGGGGTAGAGTATGAGTAATATCAAAGTCCAAGGTAATGCTTCCGGTTCAGGGACGCATACGCTCCAATCAGCTAATACAAGCAGTAATCGGACTGCGACGCTACCTGATGCCGACGAAACGCTAGGGTTTCTTGGCGCACCTCAAAATAGCCAAACGGGTTCAACCTACACGCTTGTTCTTACGGATGCTGGTGATCATGTTTACTTTACCGGTGGCTCTACAGCAACGCTTACAGTACCAACCAACGCTTCTGTAGCATTTCCTACAGGAACTGTTCTTCTTGTTGTAAATAACAACTCTGGTAACTTGACCATATCCGGTGCTGGTGTAACGTTTCAGCTAGCAAATGGTGCAACAGGTAACAGGACGGTGGCGACAAAAGGGATGGCTACGTTGTTAAAAGTAGCTACTGATACTTGGTACGTTTCTGGTGCGGGGGTAACCTAATGGCTGGCGCATTATCGGCAATGATTGCCGCTGCCTTTTCTGGTGGCGGCGGAGGTGGCTACACAGTCGTCCAAACCTTTACCGCTACGTCTACTTGGACTTGCCCTGCTGGTGTTACAGAGGTTGAGTATTTGGTTGTGGCTGGTGGTGGTGGGAGTGGTGGGGATGGAGGTGGAGGTGGTGGAGCAGGTGGGTTTCGTACTGGAGCAGGTTTAAGCGTTACAGCAGGAACGGATTACACAGTAACCGTTGGAGGTGGCGGTGGAGGCGGTTTAGGTAGTGGAGGTGGTGCAACAGGAACATCTGGATCAAACTCAATTTTTAGCACCATTACGTCAGCCGGAGGAGGGGGTGGTGGTGGCTTTGATAAAGTCGGCGCTAACGGAGGTTCTGGCGGCGGGGCTGGCCCTGGTTATACTGGTTCAAAAGCCGGTGGGTCTGGTAACACGCCATCTGTAAGTCCATCTCAAGGCAATAATGGTGGAACGTCCCCATCTAATCCTTCAACTCCTTTTAACGGTTCTGGTGGTGGCGGCGCAAGTCAAGTGGGTGTTAATGCCACAACCAGCGTTGCTGGTGGTGGTGGTAATGGGACAGCATCAACAATTAGCGGTTCATCAGTTACTTATGCCGGAGGCGGCGGTGGTGGGGTTGGTGGCGGCCCTAATTCAGGCGGTGCTGGAGGGTCAGGTGGTGGAGGTGCTGGTTCTACTGGTATCGGAGTAACTGGAACTGCTGGTACGGTTAATACTGGTGGAGGTGGCGGCGCTGGGAGCGGCAATGCTGGTAACGGCGCAGCAGGCGGCTCCGGCATTGTTATCCTCAAGTACACCGTAGCAAGCCAAACCGTATTTACGTTCAAAGGCACTACCAAATGGACATGTCCGACAGGTGTGACCAGCGTTGACTATCTTGTGGTTGCTGGTGGGGGTGGTGGTGGTGCAGGTGCAGGAGGTGGCGGTGGGGCCGGCGGATTTAGAACGGGTACTGGTTTATCTGTAACTGCTGGTAATGAC